ACTTATCTTTGGTTAATGGTGCTGGCGGTAACGACTTGAACGGTCTTTTATCTGTTGCTCCTGCATTTTCAGCTGGATCATTTGCCAATGCTGTACCTGCTGCAAATATCTCTGACTTGATTAGAATTGCAAAAGCACAAATTCAAGCGGCTAACTTTGAGCCTACTCATGTAGTATTAAATCCAGAGGACGTTGCTAAAATCGAATTGACAAAAACGTCAACTGGTGAATATAGCTACCCGGCGTTTTGGGATGCTAACATGAGAGTGGCTGGTTTGGTTGTTGTTTCTTCAAATAACATCACAGCTGGTACAATGGTAGTTGGTGATTTCACTAAATTCAACATCAAATTCCGTGAGGATATGAACATGAGCGTAGGATACGAAAATGATGACTTCACTCGTAACATGGTTACAATCCTTTGTGAGGCTCGTTTAGTTGCATACGTGAAAGGTAACGATGTTAATGCGTTTGTTCAATCTGATATCACTACAGATATTGCAGCAATTACAGCACCTTAATTTAATTCAATATGGAAAAGAAACCACGCAAAAAGAAAATTGCTAACGTAGAACTTGAAAACAAGGTTGAAGCACCTGCAGTTGAAACAACTGAAAAGGTAAGTTTAGACCCAAATAAAGAATATACGTTCGTTAGTAATGGAGTTTTCAAAGGATTGGCAAAAGGTCAAGTTTGGAAAATGCTCGGTTCAAAGGCAGAAATTTTGGTAAACAAAGGATACGGAAAAATAAAATAAAATGATACTTTCAATACAAGATTTTACGGGTAAATATCAGGTATCAACTGGAATGTATGATCAGGCTAAATTGCAGGATTACATCAACAGGTATGAGCCTCGATATTTAAAGGAGTTATTTGGAATTACTTTGTACAATGATTTTCAAAGTGACTTACTTAATAACGTGCCTCAAAGCCCTAATTTCTTGGTTCTATTCAATGCATTATCTGAGGATATTGGATACAATTTCTACTACTTTAACGGTACGTATGAAGGTATCAATCAAATCGATTCAGAGGGCATTAAAGAGATGTTGAAAGGATTTATTTATTTTGAGTACGTCAAAGACCTTAGTAATCAAATAACGCCAATAGGATTGGTAAAGCCAGATAACGAAAACAGCACCGTTGCGAATACTTTATTCAGCATGATGTACACTCGTTACAACGAGGCAATACGATCTTATAATTCAATTCGAGACTTCATAAGATATACCACAGCTCCCCCATTAGGTCAAGCGGTTACAATATCATTGACAGCTGGGGGAACTGGATACACTAATCAAACAAATGTATCTCTAACTGGAGGCACTGGGACTGGTTTAAAAGTAAACATCACAGAGGACGGCACTGGCATAGTTGACACGGTTACAATCGTAGAGGCTGGCAAAGGCTATTCAATAGGTGACACGTTCACTTTACCGGGTGGAAATAATGATGCCACAATAGAGCTTACATACGTTGGTATTGGTGATTATCGAAAGTTTAGAGGAGTTCCTAAATTAACAGCGTACTGGCTATGACAAAGGATGTATCACAAGCGATTGAAGATTTAGTTGGTCAGATAGATACATACGTTTATGGCATGTATGATCCAATACTGCAAAAGACGTTCACATGCGACACGTCATATGCAAGGGTTGGCAAATACATAACAGATCCTATAAACGGTTCTTTGTTAATAACAGGGGTTGAAACAGATGAGTGGATTGAGGCTGGTAATGCAACGGGAGTATTAGAACTTCCAGAGCCTTACTTCGTGCCAGGGACTAAGATATCTGCAAACAACGAGTGGACAAAGGTCAGCAATGATCTTACACAAAAAACTCCATTAGTATGGTTGTTGCATGATGTACGTTATCAAAGGTTTGGACGTGAAAGCGTTTATGAGTGGGAGAGTGATTTGAGAATATTTTTCTTGGATGAGACTGACATCGTAAACTATTACACAAAGGATCATATTGATAATGTAGTGGTTCCGATGAGTAAACTTGCTGAAAAGTTTATTCAGGTAGTGGATAACAATCCATCATATAAGACTCTCGAAGGATATGAGATAGTGAACTTCACTCGATTTGGAACAGAACAGGCGAATGGTTATTTTCAAAACATATTGGATGCAAATTTAAGTGGTGTTGAGCTACGTATTAAATTAACGAAATATAAACAAAATTGTAAATGCTAAATATTAGAAATCATGGCAGGATGTAATTGTAATGCGGGACTTGGTAACACAGGGCGTCCCGGTTGCGTTCCTATTCAGAGCGTAACAAGTAAATTAATAATGGTGCCGTTGACAGCCAATGACGGTACATTGAATGGAATCGATTTAAGCGCACCACTACCAACGTGGAACAGCTTAGTAAATGAGGCAGATGCATCAAAAAGATGGTTCCCTTTACCGGCATTTGAAAATGTAGAACTTCCAAAAGCTGAATCACAATTTGAAGAGGCAAACAGTGGACGTATGGCATTTTTGAGAGAGGGTAAAAGATCATTCTCTGGTGAGTTGTGGGGAGAGGACTCAACTCCAACTTTATTAGGTAAGATGAAAGCTGGTCGTTGTGTTGGATTTGGAGTGTATGTTGTTGACGTACAAGGTAACTTGATCGGATCAAAAGTAGGTGGATATTTATATCCTATCCCTGTTGACAATCAATCATGGAACCCTACGTTCATGTTCGCAACTGATTCAACAGTTCAAAAAATCATGTTAACATTTGACTTTGATCGTTTATTCGATGATTCAACTATGTACATGATCACAGCAACAGAGGCTGGTATTGACTTCAACACGTTGGCAGGATTGATTGATGTTAACTTAGTAGTTGCATCTCAAGTAACAACTGTATCTGTAACTTTGGATGCTACATTCGATTATGGAACAGCATTAAATCCTATCTTACTTCAAGGAGTAACTGGATTAACTGACTGGGATATATACGATGTAACAAATCAGGTTTCATTTGGTAACCCAACTGGAGTATCTGAGTCACCTGCAGGAACATATACGCTATTAGCTACGTTTGTTTCAGGTGATGACTACACAGTAAGTGTTGTTAAAGATGGATTTACTGGTTCTGTAACGTTCACAGCAGCGTAATTAAACTATAAACCCAAAAAAATAGACTCGTTCAGAATTGGACGGGTCTTTTTTTATACCTTTGATTTTGAAATGGAAGCCGCAATAAATTTATTTGATTACGTGATTAGTTTCTTGAAGCCTGATGAGGTTTGGAAGCGTGTGTTTATGGATAAGACCTTGCAGAATACTATCATAGTTGAGTACATTCAACAGGATCAGTTACTCAGTGAGGGTGTTGATGAGACAGGCAATCCATTAAGGAACAAGGATAACGGTCGGACAACCTATTCAGCAACAACAGAGCTGTTGAGTAACGGTGCAAAGATGGAAGGGGAGCCATATAACTTACTTGATAGTGGTGAGTTTTACAGAAGTATGGTATTTTTGTTGGGAAAAGATTTTTTTGAAATAGATGCGGATCCAATTAAAGGCAATGATAACTTATTTACAAAATTCGGGGAGGGCATTATTGGACTCACTGAGGAAAGCAAAAACAAATTACAAGTCGAATTACTTGAAAGGTACGACAAAGAAGTTAGAAGGATATTATCTAACTATTGAAGACCTTCCAATATACAACTGGTACAAATGTTTAAACGGTGAGATAAAGTACGTTAGAAGGGCTAAAAACGGCTTAAAAACGAATGATTTAATAGTGTGGGAACGACTACATGATGAGTACATTAAGGAGTTTGGACTTGGTAAGGTACATGCAAAGATCCTGAAAGTCATAAAAGACAAAGCAATTCAGGAACTTGACTACGTGATTACAGGTGATCGGTTTAAATTAACCTTAATAGAGATGGAAGAGACAAGGTTAAAGAATATTTTGTCAACGGCTGGCACTGGAATAAGCATTGAAGAGATGTTAATCCACATGTCGAAGTGGTTAGGTCAGTGGATTAAGACAAAAGAGATAAGTGTTAAAGAGTTCTTTACACTACAAAAGGAATATGAACGTTATTTAAAGG